TGGACCACCAGATCCTGTACTGCCCGGACGACCCTTTCGAAAAAGTCTCCATCGTCGAGCGGTGCATGAAAACCTACGATCGCATTTTTTTCATCGACTTTGGTATCGGTGTCGACGAGAAATCTCTGCACAAATGCCTGGAGATCAACGACAGTGCCGGGCTCGTTGTTTTTCCCGGGGTCAAAGAAGGCATTAACTGGCAGCAGTTCAAGGAGAAAGTCAGATCCGATTCCACAGAACCAACGTCGCAGATGGGACTGGAGTTCGACACGGTTCTGGGAAAGAAGACGGCGCCCCAGTTTTATCACGTCAGAGACACGGACGCGAAGGTGTGGATGATGGTCCCGAGGACCGTGGTGAAACAGGTTAAGAAAAAGATAAAGTTACGACCACCTATGTTCGAGTATCTCAAGGAGCAAGGAGTTAAAATATACGCGTACTCCGGAGCAAAGCTGATCCAGACCTATACGCACGAGTGTGTGAGTAACATATTAAACGCCGCCTCTGTGAAATTGAATTAAAGATTTGCTTCGTATTCTAAACATGTCTTCTATACAAAAGGATTCGCCGTTACACAGTTTCGTGGTCAACTACATCCATCGGGTGTGGGGGAGCCGCGACTACTTCCCCGGGCCTCAACCTGTTTCTATAGAGCGACGCCATTTCCCGATCCTCAAATCGAAGGAGTATGTTGTTTGTGAAAAGACCGACGGCGAGCGTCACATGCTCGTCGCGCTCATGTTTGAAGGGAAGAAAAAGTGCCTTCTCGTGAACCGCTCTTTCAAGATGGTAGAGGTTCCTATCAATCTCAAGAAGAGTGCCTTTGATGGGACCATTCTTGACGGAGAGTTGTACGAAAACACGTTGATGATTTACGACGCCGTTCGGGTCAGCGGCGAATCCGTTTGGGATCTGAACCTTCACAATAGGATGGACGCGGTCAAGGTAATGTTGAAAGGTCTAATCTCCATGAAATCCGACCAGTACAAACTGAAGTGCAAAAGGTTCCATCCGATGAAGGATTTCAAAACCTTCATGAACGAGTACCTCCCGACCGTGACCCAGAAACAAGACGGTCTGGTTTTCACCCCGGTCGACGAACCTATCAGGCTTGGAACGCACGAGACACTCTTCAAATGGAAACCCGTTCATCAGAACACGGTGGATTTTCAGTTGAAGTGGGAACCCTCGCGGGAGACGCCGGGCTTCAAGAGAGGGAGATCGACCTGGCGCCTTTACATCCAAGAGAGGGGTAAACTGTTTTATGAATCGGAAATTCCCGATGGAAAATTCGAGAGAAGTTGGATGGAGGAAGGCGCGATCGTAGAATGCGAATATGTGACGTGGGAGCAGCCAATGTGGTGGAGGCCAGTGAAGCGTCGCACTGATAAGACATACCCCAATAACCGGAGAACATTCTACAGAACGATAGTTAACATCAAGGAGGCGATCGAGATGAAGGAATTTTCTTTTTAGACTGCCTGATACAGATACATGTGTTCGGGACGCTCGATGGGCTGACCGTATCCGTGCTCCTTGAGGAACGGGTCGACTTCACTGTTGCTCATGTCGTGGATTTCCACTATGATAGCTGGTTTGTGTTTTGTAATGACATCGATAGCGCCTTTGAGTACGTTTATTTCGTGTCCTTCGACGTCCATTTTTATGAACGAAGGTGTGCCATCGTACACATCGTCCAACCTCTTTTTTTGCACGGATATGGAGACAGATCGCGTCTCCTCCGGAATGTCGAATCCACTGTTACCGTAGTTTATGACGGTCAGATCACGCTCGAGAAGTTTAGCGTCGGGTTTAGGTATGTATATGTCCGCGTCCCCAGTGGTGTCGGAGAGCGCATAGTCGTGAACGGTCACCGCGTTTTTCAGTGTGTTAGAAAGCGCGTTTTTCTTGACCACTTCACCGTACAACGGTTCCCACGCCTGGACCGGTCCGAACTCTGAAAATATCAGGGCATTGTACCCGATGTTGGCCCCTATGTCGAGGATGTCCGTTCCCGTTCTATAACACTTTTCGACATCCTCGCGCATCCACCCGTCCCATTCGTGTCCGTTAGCAAGTACTGGAGTTAAATACCTGTCGTTGTGTATGACGAACAGGTTGTATTTGCCGTTGTTTACGTTGACCAGGTTAATGTTCATATACAAGATATAATAGAAATGTCTTTAACGTCCTTAACATTTTATTCGATTGTAGACCATGAAATAGAAGCCACCTTCCGACGGTAATTCGTGCTCTTCAATCTTGTCGTCGTTGATCAAGTACCACTTGTTCTTTTTCCTCACGAAACTCACGTAGTGGCCGTCGTCCTGTTCGCCGACGTGCAGTGCGGTGGATATCAGGTTGTATTCCTGTCCTTGGATGATCAACTTTTCTATGATCTCCACGTGACTCTTTTGATCGAATGATATCATCAAAATTCGGGGAAGGTTAGAGAAGACCATGCGCGACGTGGCCAGGTTGTGCTGCTTCCCTTGATCGTCCGTAAAGTTCTCTATGACGTTCCAGTCTGTACTTTTCTGGAGAATTCGACCCAGGTCTTTACACGTGGGCGTCACCAGGTGCACGGAGAAATTTTCCTCGCTCAGTGATTTTCCATCGGGCCAGATCGTTTCTTGTACCTTCTTCCCGTAAAACCACGGATTGATATCCGGCGTGGACCTCTCTAATAGGTCTAGGATGCAGAGCACCGCCTCTTGAACGTCCTGTTGCTCGTCTCCCCCGAAACGTGGGAACTTTTTCACGAACTCCTGAAGGACGCTCCCGGCGCTGATTGTCCGATATCCCTTCGTCCAGTACACCCTAACGAGTTCACTGTACGCGCGCGTGAATTCGCACTCTCCCGTGTAAGGCCTCCTGATGTAATAATTCGACAACAGAGGAATGTACAAAAGGCACTGAAGGGCTGTGTTGAAGTAACACGTCTGTCCACCGTTAAAGAACCCCTTCATTATTCATTGTTGACATAAGTTACTTAGAGTATTCGCGCGTTCTATTTATAAATAAAATGGACATCCAAAAGATCGTCGACAGAGTGCTTCCCATTTTCGACTCACACAAAAATGAGGAAGACATCGAAGTTGAAATCCGACTCGGTCGTCACAACGGTTCGTTGTTCGATACGAACGTTGGGAAAGATGCGTGGAATAAGATTTTAAGGGCGCTGCAAAGATTCGATGGGTGGGAGCAGAAGACTGATAAGGTTGTGGACGTGTACTACAATGACGCCGAAGGCATTCGCATAACTTCCGACGAGAACACAGGAGAACAGGAGTGCATCCAGAAGGTGACCGTCCAGAAGGAAGACTTTTGTGATAGCAGGCAACCTCTCGACGTGCGGTTCTGCATCGCGCGAGAAATACAAACCTCCGGTGAATACGAGATGGATCGGAAGAGGTCCAAGACCCGCCACTCGTTCATTCGAAAGAATCTTTCCATCGACATGACGATCTCATCCGGTGACCCGATTGACAAAGATTCGGAGGAGGAGGCGACGTATCAGGTGGAGTTGGAGATCATCAAGCCGAGTGAGGTGGATTCCGACGCTCGATTTTACAACATCATCCATAAAATTAATGACATCGCAAAAATTTTATGAAAAAAACCTGACAGTATAGTAGATGGCCGCGTACATTCTTATGCTGGGCTCGGCGATGGCGGTCGCCGCGGCGGGTCAGTTTTCGGTCAAGGAGGAGGATCCCCCTCCTTCCCCTGATCAGAAGAAGAAATCGAGCTCGTCGTTTTGGTCAGAAGAAGTCATGCGTCTTAAACAAGATGAAAGGACGGTGGTCGACGGGGATTCCAATTACGTTGAGGACTGCAAGGGATTCTGGAGTCCGTGGTCCGCGTGCGACGAGGAGTGCGACGGGGGAAGTCAGACGCGCGAATTCACAAAGGAGGCCGACCCCGCGAACGGTGGGAAAGCTTGTCCCGACCCTCTCAGGGAGACGCGCGCGTGTAACACTAAAAAATGTACCGGGGCGCCACCCCTCGCGAACGAGGATACGAATTTCAATGGGTACAAACCAGCCGTCAAAGGTAAGAGGTGCGCCCGATCCGATCGGTTTATCAGTAGTGATTTCGTACGGAAACCGGGTGAATCGAAAGTGAATGAGAGTGATGTGTTATCGTGGAAATATCAACGTCTCTTAGAGCGTGGAATAGAGAAGTGTAACAAGAGCAAATTCTGTCAGTACGTCGAACTACAACACGCAAACTCGATCGCCAAAACGTACACCAAAGCTGATTGTAATGAAACGGTGGACGATCCCACAGTTAAAATCTGGGAGAAGATCGAGTGGGATGATCCGTACGTGCAGAATCCGATACATGGCTACGAGCAATTCGGGTCGAGAGATCCTCATACCAAGCAATACGGTATATGTGGAATCAAGGATGTGAAATCTATGTGGGACAAGACGTGGCTCGACCAGGGGTACGTCAATGGTTCGAGGGGACCGGGATCGAAGGGCGAGGCGAAGGCTTTCACCGCGGGTGGGTTTTCCAAGGTGGACCCCGTCTACAGTTCTTATGTCGAGTCTGGCGCGCAGATATGCAACGCGGATCCTAACTGCAAATACGTTTCAGTTTTCAAAAACGGCACGTATCGAACCTTCGATGGCGACACGTGTGAGAAGACGCCACTGTTCCATCAAATCTCGGGAGTGAAGACGTGGAAAAAGAAGGATCCCAGTGTGGCCGGTATCCCCCCTTGGAATCCTGAGAAAGACGGGTACAGGACCGTCGGTGAGGGAACGTGCGAGGGAAAACCTATGTACGAGAGCACAAAGGTTCAACCCAAAGCTGGTAAGTTCAGCGATCGCCTCTATCTGAAATACGCACAAGATGCGGCCAAGAAGTGTGAAGATACGAACGACTGTAAATTCACTTCGGTGATGAAAGACTCGAGGTTTACCCTGTACGATTACGACAACTGCAAATCCAAATCCAAGGGTACCGGTCAGGACAAGAGTTGGGCCAACAAACGTAGCAAACCTCCACCTCCACCACCTCCACCTCCACCACCTCCACCACCACCTCCACCTCCTCCCCCTCCACCACCTCCTCCGCCTAAACCCCCCAGGTTCAACTGCGGGAACAATCAGAATCGTTCCATCCCACTCTCAAAGAAGATGGACGGTACGTGTGATTGTGTGTACACCTTCGACGATGAACAAGAAAAAATATTGAAAGGTAGGTACGACACTTTACCTGATTCGAAACGATTTAAAATCAAAAATACATACTACGAGAAATCAGGAGCGTGTGACATCCCAAAGAATGTGGATACAATAAATTCCGTGCAGGTGTCTACCAGTACGGGTGATCGGGGTACAAGATACTTACAGGGTCGACCGGTGATAGTGAGGGAAGATAAGAGTGGGTGGGAGTCTCAGGATTTCGACCTCGGCTCTGAACACGGTATGGGCACGTACGGTGGTCAGGCTCCACTCAAGTATGCGGATAAGTGCTCAGAAAAGTCTGAGGAATTGTTTCGGGAACACCAAAAGACGAAAGTACGGGCATATAAATCAGTCGGAATGTCCGTTTGGCGAACCAACGACCAATACAAATGTCGGGTGTACACGGGTAATAATGGGAAAGGGACCGACCCAGCGTGCGTCGACGCACCGTGGCTGAAGAAAAGTTGTTTAACCAAAGCACCGGGTGCATATTTCAACGATAACGACGACAAAAGCAATCAGTACTCGGGTGGAGGTTTGTACTGGAAAAGGTTGCTACCCTCGGATTACAGTGCAAGGAAAGATGAATGGAAACCGCCACCTCCTCCCCCTCCTCCACCCAAACCAGAAGAGAAGGTCAGCACAAACGGAAAATGTGGTACTCGAGCCAAGCCTCACAAGGCTCGGTGTCCGGATAATTACTGTTGCTCGTATTACGGTAAACTGTGTCGGGAAAGTGGAAAAGCATGTTCGACAACCGGTGTGAATACGAGCGTCGCTAAATATCACGGGAAGCGGACTAAATTCTGGTCATCCAAACCCGCTGCCGTCAAGGCGTCCCAGTCCGAGGCGTCACCGTCGGGCTGCACTGGTTTCGCCTGTTTCTTACCACAGGATAATACCAGATATGAAAGTACTAACAATATGTGTGGTACCGCCGGAAGTCCCAGTCTCGGGTATTGCCCTAAAGGTAAGTGCTGCTCCGATAAGATGATGATGAATATGTGTGTCCCGACCAATACAATGGGAAAATATTGTACGCCTGGTCACGCTAACAGAAAATACGATCATCCATTATAAGATTCCATCGGGTAAAAAATATTATTAAAGAGTAGATGGATGCGACAACCGCGGTGTTGATCGCGTTGGTATGCTGCATGTGCTGCATATTGTCATCATCCGCGTCCAGCGCGGTGATGATAACAGATACCGATCCCGTGGAGGAGGAAGAGGAAGAAGGGTTCGTCGATGAAGTTGAACCCAGACCGTTCGATGATGAGAAGATGTTCCTGGTCGAGGAAGAGAAGAAACCGGAGAAGAAGGCAAAGTTTAAACTCGTGCGCGACGTGGATTACAGTTCGAGTGACATATATCATTATCACCCCGGCGCACCCGATTCCGCGTACGAATACGATAAGGATAAGTGCCTGAACGACTGCGCACTGGACGACGGTTGTAAGGCTGTCGTATTCGATGGGAACATGACAATGTGCTGGGCGAAGCGAATGGCGGATTTCGAGATGCCACTACATTTTCCCGCGAATGGTCGATTGACGTACGTGAAGAAGGGTGAATACGAGGAGGCTGTGAAAAAATATAGTTAAGTTAGTAAGTAAGGATGTTAAACATCGTCATACTCTTTCTCGTGATACTTTGTCTTATGCACGAGAAACAGTCTGTTCAGGGGTCTCGCTTCTTCCACCTCAGTGATGGGGAGAGCGAGGCGATGTACCACAATATGCGCAAAGGCGGTGTCAGTGCCCAAAAGCTGAAGGATTTCGTCGACATGGAGAACCAACTTTTGGGACTGGAGCAGAATGCGGTCTGTACCGGAATTCCGTACTCACAGCAGGGGAACGCAATCTCAAAAAAAATAAAGGAGACGTTTCCAGAGTTCACCTTTAACTATCATACGATCCACCTTAAGCAACTCGCGGAACCGACGAAAACTATAAATAGAAGAATAAGATGTAAATAAATCAATAAAATGAGGCACATTTCAGTAGAATCACCGGATGGCTCTGTGTGCATCGCATTTAATGAGGAGGTTCCACCCCCGGCGATAGAGGAGCCGCAAATAAAGATGCATCGCACGGTCGGTTTACAATACAATCCGGTGTCGAAACTGATGATATATTTACTCTTCATAACTTCGTTGTTCTTGGCTGTGTGGATTCACAGATTGGTAGACATGGTGAATCTCACCTTGGTGTCAGCCACAAATGTATCACTGTACCTAGAAAAGTGTACGTATTCCATAGTTCAGCCCACTCTGCACGGAACGGTGAGCGGTCTGATGGTGGTTCCGTTCTGCGTGTTAAAGATGTGGGGACAGGGTGCGTACCAGTTTGGGTGTGCGATTGCGTGTTTATTCGTCGTCTATACTTCCAAAGACATCACAGAAGAGTTCATTGTCCAACATCCCGATGAGATTCCATAGGAGCATCTTGTGTTGTGAGCTGTCTATTTCCGACCAGTTATTAGCTACGGATCTTATGAGCTCGTTGTCATCCCGTCCATTAGATATAATACCCTTGTAGCGTATGTAATCGGCGATGATATATATGAACGCGTCAAGAAGTTCTTCTCTGCACATCTCCATCCACGATTTTTTGGGTGCCCGGACTCTAACGCCGTGCCCGTACCTTCTTACGCCCAGTCGAAGCCTTTCGTCTACGCTTTGCAGAAGTTGCATTTTTCAATTCCTCACGTCTCTTTTTTAACCACCTTTTCTTGTAAAGTCGCATACGCTTTTTGGTGGGAGAACGACGATTATGTGTCCTCTTATAATTCATTACATAATTGGAGACGGCGTCTCGCCACGCGTTTCGGGAGTGATACGGAATTCCACGCACGGAGGTGGTTTTCATCAAGTAGATCTTTTCTAACTTTTTCATCCGGATTCGCTTCCAGTGGTTAACCATACGACGCTCCACCTCCCTGGCGCTGCCACCGTTAGCGAGTTCGCGTTTCACCCTCCACATATCCCTGGTCAGGTTTGGTTTGTAACGACGCATCCACTTGCACCCGAAGCAGCGCTTGAGTTGATTACGAATCGCGTCGTCGCCGTGATGTCTGGTTAGGGTTTTGGTTATGACGGGACGTCGCAATATCTTATATTTAATGACAGTTCTAACTCTAGGTTGAGCCGGAGGTGGGATCGGTGCAGCCCTAACGATCACAGGTGGTGCGGGGCGAGGGGAGAACTCGTTCTCGAGAGGGTTTCGACACACGGGTTGTGGCCGTGGTGGAGGAGGAGTCGTGATGGGGGTGGGATCACGGAGGAGTTGTTTACGCACGATATCCTCCCTTCGAGCCATTCGCGCGCGTCTCGCGGTTTCATTCTCGGTCTGAACCTTGAAACCGGACTCTTTGACGAAGTTCCGAGCGTCCATATTACTATACAGACAGATTTTTTTAGTGATTGTTGCCAATCATCAATTCCTCCTCGATGACATCGACGCCGAAAAACACGGGCTGAGCTGGGTACTCGCGGCCCTTGTAATTGATCGCACAGGTCTTGACAGTGATCCCATACGTGGAGAACGGTCCGATGTAAAAATCTGGGTTGAACAGATCCGGCTTCTTACCCTTGAGTGAGCGCGCGCAATGTGAGTTGTACGCCTGGTGAAAGATGTCCTCGGGTACGAACTTACCCTCCTCCTTGATAACACGCACCGAGTTCAGGAAATGGTGAAGAGTATTCGCCACCATGGCCACTTGGTTCTGGATAATTTTGAAGTACGGGGGAACTACATTCCAAATATCTCGGCCGCTGTACTTCTCGGAATATTCGAGGTACCCACGGATGCACTTGCACAGGATCGCCGGAAGCTCAGCTGCGAGCTTTTTGTCTAGGTTAGGATCCGCCTCCTGTACCTGCTTCGTAAAGTTCCAGGGAAGAATACGACGAAGGACGGAACCGGATTTATCGTTCCAGTTGGGAACTTCGTTGCCGCCCAGAATACCGGGAACTTTCCAGTTTGGAAGGCTCTGCGCTGTCTTGTTCTTGACGTTGATCGCGATACCCTCACCCGAAACGAGCGACTGGAACTCCGCCTGTTCGAGTGCCAAGTCACCCTTGACCTCGGGTGCGACGAACATCAGCGCGTCCTTGATTGCCGAAAGCCCGAACTTTCGCTCGATGTTGTTGCCAAGTGTCTTCACATCTTCGCTTTGATAAAAACGCTGAAAGACGTTGTTTATCAGGGTACTCTTACCACTTCTCGCGATTCCTTTCATGAACGGTATTACCTGCCATTTATCGAGTTCGCCCACGTCGTAGCATAACCTACCTCCCATCACGTAGGCCCACTTTTGCACATCCTCTTCGAAACCCTGGTATTGTAGGATGGTGTCGAAGTTGGGCGTGGGGATATGGAACCAATCGTCGATATGTGAAAAGTCGATGAAGTCTTGGTCGAAATACTTACAGGAGATGATGGAAGGGTCCAGGACGTGAAAGTCGTGGCTGTCATACGGGTAAAACTTGCAGGTCGGATGACCTTTGTTTTGTGGGCCGTCCTCTTTTCCACAGAAGACACCGTTGCGAAACGACCAAACGTGTCTCCTCTTCTCTATGGCCGGAAACTGGGGATCGTAGCAGTTAGTCAGGTGATTGGCCACGTCCTTGTAACAACCACCTTTACTCGTGAAATTTTTCCAATTTTCAAACTCATCATCCTTCGGTGCGAGAGAATACACAAACTGGATGATTTCGAACTTGGGTTTCCAAGCGCGCGTGCCGTATCCGGAAGGACTGCGAATCTCTTCGTAACACGAGTCATGGTATCGTCTCAATCCTTGCCTGTGCGCCTCCTCCAGCGAATGGATGATGCACTTTTGGTACGGGCTGCATTTTTCGACTTCGTCTTCATCCATGGCCAAGGGATCGGAGAAGCAGCTGATGAGAGGTTCGGCCGTGGGGTTGACGACGCGTTCGAAAGCGTTCCAGTGGCGCCTGACGTTATCAAAACCATCTTTCAGTTGTTTTCCGACCGAATTGATCCTCTTCAAGAGGGTGATACCGTCTTCGTCTGGTTTGTTTTTTATGTTCAGAACACCCATCCTCGTTCGAAGGTTGAGAAGGTACCGCCTCTGACGATCTTTGATTCCTTTTATGGCGCGAATGTCTATTTTTGAAATCAAGGGTTCGCCATTATGGTCCCAATGGTCCTTGTGGATGAATTGTCTGTACCCCAACTCACGGGCGTTGCGATGACAGCTCCGCCTGAGATCCCACGCATTTTCAAAAATTTCTAGGGTTCCGATTATTTGTTCAACATTCATAGACTCGATTGACCGTTTCTCCAGCTCCAGTAGTGCTTGGTAGCGATCCGGTTCGTCATCGATGAAGTGAAGTTCTTCCATGTTACATATTATACAAAATTTCTCCTTAACTGATTTTATCCCTTAAGTTCGCTGAAAATTTTAACGAGTATCCTATTTTGGGTCTGAAGCTGCTGCCCGATCGCGACCAGAGCGGTGCAGATCGTGTCGCCTTCGTCGGTCGCGAGGAGCGATGTCATCAGAGACGCGATGTCAACTTCATCTTCGAATTCCATGAGTTCGTCGTCGTCGATCTCCTCGTCGTCGATGATCTCACCTTCCTCCATCTGGTCTTCGGGAATTTCTTCAGGCTGCGGCTTGGTGGACATTTGAAATCTACTGAGAAAAATCGAGACGAAAATTCCCGCGCGCGTAGACATCGTCCAAATTTATTTTCTCTGCTTATAGTACAACAACTTTCAAAATGGCTGGCGGACTCATGCAGTTAGTCGCCTACGGCGCGCAGGACGTGTACCTCACCGGTAACCCCGAAGTTACCTTCTACCAGGCCAAGTACAAGCGCCATACCAACTTCGCGATGGAGAACATCGAGCAGACCCTCAACGGCAACCCCGGCAACTCCGGCCGCGTCTCCGTGACCGTCGCCCGTAACGGTGACCTCGTCGGTGAAATGTACGTGGAGCTCGAGTCCAACGCGCAGACCTCCGGTGTCTCTTGCTGGGTCGCCGAGCGTGCTGTCTCCTCCGTGGAATTATCAATTGGCGGACAAAGGGTGGACAAGCTCTACCAGAAGTACTGGCGTCTCTACGCCGAGCTGTACTACGACGAAGCGAAGAAAAGTCAGTACGGTAAGATGACGACCGCCGGCGACGGCGACAAGGTGTTCCTCCCCCTCCTGTTCTTCTTCAACAGGAACCCGGGGCTCGCGCTCCCGCTCATCGCACTTCAATACCACGAAGTTCGTGTGGACTTCGACCTCGCGTCCGACTTCGTCACCTACTGCAACCCCGGCACCTTCAAGGTGTACGCTAATTACATCTACCTCGACACGGAGGAGCGTCGT